TAAGTCGTGAAGCAGCAAGAGTAGAAGCCAACAGAGCAGCTACCCAAGCCTCTTTAGCTAATTCAAGTGCTACATCTAGTGCTGTTAGTGAGAGTAATGCACTAGCAGCACAACAGGCTGTTACAAACCAAGTAGATGTAGCAGGTGCTAAGGCCAACCAAGCTACACAACAAGCAACCATAGCTACACAGCAAGCAGAAGCAGCTAGACAGTCAGCTATTGATGCAGCTAATGTGACACCTTCTACTACTGGTATGGTAGAGGAAGCACCTAGAGACAACCAATTATATGGTCGTGTTGATGGTACATGGGGTTTAGTCCCTACAGGTAGTACATCTAGTGGTACTGGCGCTGTTGATTCAGTTAATGGTATTGCACCTGATGCAGGTGGTAATGTCACTGTACCTATTCCTCAACCTGCATCACAAGTAAGGAGTGATTGGAATGCAGCTGCGGGGATTGCTGTAATCCTCAATAAGCCTTCCTTATTTAGTGGGAGCTACAATGACCTAACTAATAAGCCAAGTGCTACCACAAGCTTCTCAGGTGACTATAATGACCTAACGAATGCACCTGAAATACCTATAGTTACCCCACAAGTCAACCCAGATTGGTATGCAGTTAGTGGTAAAGCTGAAATACTTAACAAACCAGCCCTCTTTGATGGTCGTTATGAGAGCTTAACAGGTAAACCTCCTGCACCTACAGGTGATGGTAGTACAACTAGTGTTACTAATAACAATCAGCTTACTAACGGTGCAGGGTATATAACTGACTCACCTGTGTCCACTTCTTGGTATGCTCGTAAAGGGGGTGCTTGGGCTGAGATTGAGACAGGTGTAGCATTTAGTGGTGACTACAGAGACTTAACTAACCAACCTGTACTAAACACTGATGGAACTATTGGCAATGATGGTAGTGGTTTCAATGGTGATTATAATGACTTAGTTAACAAACCCCCCTTGATTACAAGTAACACTCAAATCTTTAATGGTGCAGGTTACTTGGAAGATGCTATTGCAGACAACAAGCAGTATATTCGTAAGAACGGGTCTTGGGTAGTGTTTGAAAGTAACGCAGGGAAAGGTCATCAAATTGCAGAAGCAGGACAGAGACTGTTATATATGTCCCACACCTACACTGAAGACCCTGCCCTACAGTTTAACTACTGGACTCATCCTAACCCTCATATTCCTTACCCATTGTATTTCTTAGGTCACTTGTCCCCTTATATGGATTGGGTTACTGATGGGGCTTTAATTACACCTGAATATTTCAGCTACCTACCTTCAGGACGCTACTCTTTTGGGCAAGGTTCTTTTGAATCAGGACATCTACTAGCAGAACAGACAGGTTATATTGAAGTTGTTGAGGTAACTAGTCAACAGCAAATACCTACTATGGCTAATAATGCAGGGTTCACTAAGTGGTCTACTGGTGTTGTTCATGTTATTGACAATGACGACAAGATTATTTCTATTTATGACTTTAATCCTGCCACAGGGGATTTCATATTAAGAGCAGGTGGTGACAATTCTGGTGTAACAGCTTTCAGTGGTAGGTATATAGACTTAGCAGGTAAGCCTGTTTTGTTTAGTGGTAACTATAATGATTTAGCAAGTAAACCTTCACTATTCAGTGGTGATTATAATGACTTAGTGAATACCCCCGCCTATGCTACAAGCTTTTCAGGTGACTATACAGACTTAACAAGTAAACCTTCACTGTTCAGTGGTGATTATACAGACTTAATTAATAAGCCAACGCCTGCCACAAGCTTCTCAGGTGATTATACAGACTTAATTAATAAGCCAAATATTCCTATATTACCTACTAAACTCTCTCAGTTCACTAATGACATAGAGGACACCTTTGTAGCATCTAAGACTGAGAACAAGAGAACAGGTATAGCATTTGAGGAATGGATTGGTACACAAGCTCAGTATGATGCTATTACTACTAAAGATGCCAACACTCGCTACTGGATTACGGAGGCTTAATATGGCTACTAGCTATTTTGGAGACAAGAAAGTGTTAGAAGTTATTCTAGCAGGTAAGACTATGTACAAGTTTTTAGATGAGGTGTCACCCCCCCCTACAGGGGGTTTAGAGGTAATTAGCGGGATTGGTTTCGTCTCAGGTTATATTGGGTTAAATGACACTTCTGAGAGTTTAGCTCAATCAGGCAATACCAAAACTACTGAGTGGGTCACAATCAGGCCTTCTATGCTATATAAAACTTCGTTTAGTTCAGGTAATAGGTTTGTTATACAAGTTAAAAATAGTGCGGGGCAGATTACTTATTTAGGAGACCAAAGTAATGGTAGTGACACTGTAGCAGATGGAGGTATTTTCTTCACTAAGTCTGACAGTGTGTCAGTTAGGATTTACTTTACTACCACTGCCCCTACCCCTCCAGTAGTAATTAGCTTTACTAGTACTGAAACTACTGAGGTTAATAACTATTATTCTGGGTATATTGCAAACGGTAGCACCTCTGAGAGTTTACCTCAATCAGGTAATACACAAACTACTGAGTGGGTTTCCGTTGATTCAAATAGCACTTACCACATGACGTATAGTCAATCTAACAGGTGTGTTATACAGTTCAAAGAAAGCTCAGGGGCAATAGCTTACTCTGACTCCTACTCTAAACAATATACAGCAGATGGTGAGGTGTTTACTACTAGAGCTAATACCTCCTTCGCCCGTGTCTACTTCTTGAATGAAGTCCCTAACGAGAATATTTACATTAAATTCTTTAAAGAGCCTAGCGCATAAGGAGTTAATATGAAAGGTGATTTAGATTTAAAAGTATATGGTGCTAACTTAGTACAGTATGAGGAGGACAAGGGTTGGGTAGTGCCAGAGATTGCACCTGACCCCGAATATAATCCCCCTTATGTTCCCCCTAGCACTGACCCCAATGATTTAGAGTTAATAACAGACATACAGTGGGTTTCAGGTAAGCTAGATTACAACGCACCAATAACAGAAGAAGTAGAACCCCTCTCAGGCCGTTACACTACTAGGTGGGTTAAGGTTAAGCCTGACACTAGGTACAGAATTAGTAGTAAGTTCACTAATGCTTTTGTATTACAGTCTAAGACAGAGGGGGGTGTTATTACTTACATGCCTAAGCCTGATTCAGTGGTGTCTGCTAATACACCAATGCAAACTAAAGCTGATGCTAGTTGGGTTAGGTTCTACTTCTACGTAGGTTACGAGGCATCACATGAAATAAATATGCAAGAGTTTGTAGTAGCTGACCCTGCTCAAATACCTCCTTTTGATGTGACAGAGGTTGAGTTAGGTTACATTGATGGTAATAAAGCAGAACTACAAAGAGACCCATATAGGTTCACTAGGAGTACAGGTTGGTTCTCAGTTAAGCCTGACACTACTTACTTAATGTACTTCAACGCATCTAACAGGTGCTACATGCAGCTCAAAGGTAAGGATGTTCATTACAATGGTAGTATTAATTACCCAATAACCTATGTTACTGACCCTGCTTCAGACACTACAGCTAACAGCAGGCTCTTCACTACTATGTCAAACACAGTAGAGGCTAGAGTATTCTTTGCTGAGGACATATATAGCACTGCTGTTATTAAGATGTTTGAACAACTACCGACTTAACCTAGTAGTATTGTATTAACATATAACTATAACTAATAGGAATGAGTGTATTAGAGTGTAGTGTATGAGACAGACTAATAGTGTTAGGCCATGTGTAGTAAGGGTTACAGCATGGTGGTGGTGACAGTACAGAGTGGGGAAGTATGTGAGTGGTGACAGTATGTTAGTGGAATATGTGGTGGTATGTATGCGTGTTGTTAAGCACACCTACTCTGCTATGTCAATGGCTTTATTGTAACCCCTAGGTGGGGGGGTAACGAAATAATTTGGGGGGAATAATTGGGTTTTTGTTTCAAGCTTTTTAAATTAGCACCCTGTTTATTAGACAACTCTGCTGAGTCTTCCCCCTGAAGTGTGGGGAAATTCTCCTGTTAGAATAGGAAACTAGCGAGAGCATTAAGTCAATCATTACATTAATACAACTTGTTAAGATGTTTCCCTAACACAACAGGACAGCAATGTCAATGGTATAATTGTGTGGTGATTACAATACTAACTTGACTCAGCTCAATCGGTGTGAACCCTCTCCCAAGATGATTGTTACATTACTTACAGGAAGGACACACCTTGTTGGCTTTATTTACAAAAATTAATTTGCGTTTCTCTTTGGAACGGTGTACCCCCAGTTATACATATGTGACCCCCCCAATTAAACAAGCTGAATTTAAGGAAAAAATATGAATACTTTATTACCTGACTATACTTTAGCCCTATTATTGATGATGCCAATGGCTCTACTTGCCCTCTGTGTGGCTTGTAGTGTCCTATGTGGTGCTAGTGCCACGGAAAGGGAGTAAGACCCACCTAAGAGGCTGTGAGAGCTTCTTAGCAACACAAGGAGAGACTAATGAGTGAGGATGATTATGAGAAAGACAGAAAGAGCAATAAGAATATTAGAGATTATATTAAGTATTTTAAGACGCCGTTAGTAGCAGGTGTTTTATTAGTAATAGTATTAATCTTATTGGCTATAACACCTGTAGAATACCAACCTGTAGTTATTTCACTAATAAAAGCACTAACACAAGTATTATTAATAGGAGATTTTAATGTCTCGATGGAATGAATTAAGTTGGATTAGGACAGGTAGGGAGCTGGTGGGTACTAAAGAGATTAAGGGGAGGTTGCATAATAAAGCTATTGTTAAGATGCTCTCTTTCTTAGGGTCTTGGTGGTCAGAGGATGAAACCCCTTGGTGTGGTGTCTACACTGCTTACTGCCTAAAGAAGAACGGTGTGACTATTCCTAAGCATTGGTATAGAGCCTTAGACTATAAGAACTATGGTAATGCTCTTACTAAACCTGCTTACGGTTGTATTGCAATCAAAGCTAGGAGAGGTGGGGGTCATGTTACCTTTGTTGTAGGTAAGACTGGTGATGGTAGGCTAGTATGTATGGGTGGTAATCAGAATGACATGGTTAACTATGCTGTATATAGAGAAAGTGATTTTGACGAATTTAGATGGTATGGTTTGGGTACTCGACCTGCTACTAAACGTTATAACCTACCTACTCTTAAAGTAACAGCTACTAAGGTTACTGAAGCATAAGAATAAAATAAAGACAATAAAAAAGCCCTCACAATTAAGTGGGGGCTTTCCTTTATGTATAGATTATTGGATTATTTATATATATTATTGTTATATGTATAGATTAATCATAGGTAGGCATATAACCATCGTATAGCCATTGCTCTAGTAGGTTTCTCATACGTTCACTAGGAATATATAAGTCTATTGGTTGCTTGTTTCTTACTGCACTTCTAAAGAGCCATTGTAGTAGTGTGCTTAGGGCATAGTGGTCTTGACTTAGTTTAATACCATCAGCACTACTAGCTTTAATAAAGTTACTGTCTATAAATACATTCACTAAGTATGCTAGATGGTCTGTATGAGCATAGTTATTAGTTGCCCTAGTATTGAAAGCAATCCACTTACTACCATAACGATTAACTTTACCTTTCCCCCTACTTATTGCTAACTTGTCGTCACTAAAGCAAGTCCATAGTCTACGTTCAGGTGCAATCTTTTCTCTTTGTTGCCACATATTCCACAAGTGATTATAAAGAGCTTTACTGTCTTTGTTATTATTAACTCTGTCTTTCTTATAATGATTAGACGTTAGTGCATGTTTCTTTAAGTTCTTAGCACCATTAGCCGTAGTACCATAATCACCAATAGTATTCATTTTCTTGTCTTTATTAATAGTAATTAAATCTCTAATACTCTCTACTGTCTTACCAAAGTATTCTAATTCATAGTTGACATTACTTTGTTTAAGTAGTAAGGAAAACATAGACCCTTCAAACATATAGGTCATAATGACTACTTTCTTAAACTTACTCAGTATGTCAGCATCAAACTTTCTAATCACCTTGTTATTAAACTTATATAATAAACCTAAATCACAATCTCTAGCAAACTGCTCTACTTCCGTGTCTTTAGTGCAATCATAATCAGCAGGTTTACCATCAAGGTTAGCAAAGTGCTCTCTATGGAACTGTAAAGTATAACCATCTTCTTTAAGACTTAGCACACCATTCTCTAAGTAACGATTAACTGTCTTACTATTTAATGTACAGTCAGCTTCATAGGCTATTAGTGCTTCATCAATAATCAATGTGTAGTCTTTACACTGTTCTAGTGTATTAGGGTCTAAGCTGTTTAGCAATGTATGAGTAGACACTACATTATGTCTAGCATCAATCAATGACATAAGACCTGTAAGTTTACTACCATCTTTATTATTATTGTTAGGGTGTTTGAACTTTAACGCTGCTTGTGGTTCATCTAAGTAAGCATAAGTACCATCGTCATTAAGTTGTGGTGTTTGTGCTTCACCCTCACTAACTGTAGCAGCAATACGGTGGGCTTCATCTAAGTAGGGAGAGCAATACATAAATAAATCATTGTCATAACTCATTAGACTATTAGTCTTACTAGCATCAATCATATAATCTATAATCTTATTGGTCTTACCACTAGACATAAGAGCGTCCCATACTGTAATATTACTTTGCATCTGTTGTATTCCTCTGTAGGCTATTTAAGTTATTAAGAAGTAGTGCCTTTATTACTTTCTATACCCTATTATAGCCTGTCTTTCAGTAATGTCAATAGATTATTACATCCTAATTGTTATATTTCAATGATGAATACTCACTATTACCTCCTACCACATGAATACTATTCAGTTAAGGGATTGCACCAAGAAAAGGAAAAGATTAAAGATTAGCACTATAAAGAGTATTACTATAATAATCACTATTCTTGTAAGACTACTTAGCAACTATTCAGCTGAATTGGCTTACTGAATACCACCTATTTAGACCTCTTACTAATACCATTATTTACTATTATAACATTTAGTGAGTATATTAATTCCTGTAAGCCTTACACAGCATAGGTTTGAACTCGTATTCTATAAGAGAACTAATACTTTTATATATAAGAAACACCTACAAGAATAGTGATTACTTTAATAATATTTTACTAAAAATACTTTCATCTTTGCAGACTTCCAGTAAGAGTCTCTTACATATATTCCTACAAGAATGACAGTATTACTATTAATACTCTTTTATTGCATCTTTAATCTTTTTCTTTTAATCCCTTTCTTTTTAGTGCAATCTTTTATTACTTTAACATATTGTTTGGGTAGGTAGGAGGTAATTATTACACATTGTTACATATAGACCTATAATATAGTAAGTAGAATGTTATAAATCACTTGACAGTTGTGTAAAGTATTGTATAATAGAGGAATAGGGTTACGAATACTAAGTAGTTCAGGAGTGTCCTATTTAGTACCTATGCAAACAATAGCTTATAAGAGGTGTATATGAAATACGAAATAGATGGTGAAGAAGTATATAATAATAACAAACTGATTAGACGTAGATTCTACCTGAGTAAAGAAAGTATGGACTACCTCAATCAGATTACTATTGAACAAGATTTAGCTCCTAGTGTTTTGTTAGATGAAATACTAAAGAAGTTAGCAGAGAAGCGGAGAGGGTAGCAGCATGGCTACTATGTTCTAGTACAAGGTAGTGTGGTACTTTAACAACTTATTTAAGCAGTACAAACAACAGCCCTCTATATGAGGGTTTTTCTTATGCCTACAGAGGTGAATTATATGTCAGTAATATTTGATGGTAAAGGTTTTAAAGCTGAGAAGCTGTGTGTTAAACAATTTAATGGTACTTTGTTAAGTGCTAAGTCTTTCCAGTATAGAGACATAGACTGTTATGTCAAGAATAAGAAAGGTAAACAATATACAGCTAGTGTTAAAGACCAAACTTATTCAATGAAGCAAGGCTATGACACTATACAAATAGAGCTTAAACAAACTAATACCAGAAACAATAGTAGTATTCAAGGGTGCTTTAGAAAGAATGAGAGTGACTTGTACTTTTGGCTAGTGTGGTATGAAGGTAAAGCTCAGTGGTTCTTATGTGAGAGTAAGAAGCTAAAGAAGTATGTTGATGCCAATCTTAGCACACTAAGAACATGGACTACAAGTAGTAAGACAGAAGAAAAGAATAGAAACTACAGACGCACCTATGACCGTTCAGAGGGTGTAATGATTAACATGGCTGCCTTATTAACAATAGGAGCTTTAAAGCCACTAGAGGGGCAATAGGAGTATGTACGAGAAAGTTACAGACATACCGCTACACGTATTTAACAATAAAGAATGCACTAAAACACCAAGCCCAAAGTTGCGAGAGTACCTTAACTATATGCTAACTAATCACCCCAATGACTTAGATTACCTTTGGCGTTACACACAACAGTATGTAAAGCATGGTGGTTGCTACTATATTTCATTTAAAGATTGGCTCAATAAACTAACCAAAGACTTAACTAAGCAGGAGGAATAATGTGGCGAACACTAAGCAGCAATCACAACCTCTCCACGTAGAGAACACAGCATTAATTTTAGGCAAGAAAGACCTAAATGTCAACAACGCATTCCACACTTACCGAGAGATGAAACTAGATGGTATTGTTTCAGGCTCTATGTCTTTCATTAAAGCTATTCTCTCTAAAGGTAATTTTGTTATTCCTTACCATGCAAAGAGTTCAGCAAGAGAGAAGAAAGTAATTGATGCACTCAACGTCTCCTTAGACAATATGGAAGATTACGACAAGAAACGACAAGTAAGTAACTGGCTACAGATGCTAGATTATGGTTGCTCACTTAATGAGGTTGTCTGTAAACGTAAAGATGGCATATTCGTATTCGACACAATCACTCCTATTCACCTTAGCTCAGTTAATCGCTTTGAGATGAAAGGTGGCAAACTAAAGAGTCTTAAACTAGATGCACCTGACAACGATGGATTACTTGTTGATGTTGACAATGCACCTAAGACACTTAAAGGGGAGAAGGTCTTATTCTTTAGGCTAGAACCTGACAGTGATTTTCCTTTAGGTAAGAGTTTACTTTATGGTGCATACACAGCATGGAAAACTAAGAAGATTTTACAAGAGTATGAAGCTATTGGTGTTGCTAAAAACCTCAGTGGTGTACTAGATGTAAAAGTCCCTAGTGAATACATTAATAAATACTTTGAAGATGCAACAAGTAATGAAGCAATATTTGTTAACTCACTAATCAACCAAGCTGAAATGTTACATGCAGGTAAAGGTTCTTATATTCTAAGTGCTAGTGACACCAACCAAAATGGTAAACCTCTCTTTGACATAACTACTGTAGGTGGTGGTGGTGGTAATGCTCAGAACTATAATGTTGGTCAAGCTATTGCTCGTTACAACCAAGAAATTCAGCTGTCATTACAAACAACTGTACTTAGTATGGGTGCTGACGGTTCAGGTTCACTAGCTCTTAGTAACGACATGGTAAACTTAATGGCTCTATTCGTAGAGAACATTCAAAAGGTTATTAGTTCAGAATTTAAGAAAGCTATTCGTATTGCTTTTGAACTTAACGGGTTAGGTTCAGAGAATATTCCTGAATTAGTTTGGGACAAAGTACAACCTTTGTCATGGGACGACTTCACTAAAGGCTGGCAGCGTCTTATTCAGGCAGGTGGTGTTACCCCTACAGAAGATTTAGAAGCGTTCTTACGTGGTGTAGGTGAAGCTCCTGATGCTGACTACAATAAACGATTAGAGACTGAGACTAAAGCAGACCCCAATGAGAGAGTAGGAGACAAGACACTATGAAAATCTTAGACCCTAATAACTTTGTAGACCAAATGAGGTTAAACACTGGGGACTTCCAAGAAGATGAGTTGTATTTAGATGATGCAATCTATGTTCACTTCTATAGCCAATCAGGTAATAGTGTTATTGATGGTTCTATTCTGGCTCTTGAAGCTATTATTGCTAACATTGCACTGTCCCCTAGTAAGTGGCATATAGGAGAGGCAGGAGAGACAGCTCCAAGAGTAGTAGAACTTAACTCTAGGCTAATAGCACTCACACAACGTAAGACTAACAACAAAATACCTATACTGATTAGGTCAGACCGTAAATCATGGTGTGACTTTGACAAGGTGTTTGGTGCTGAATATAAATAAGAGGCAAGGTAGACATTATGAGTAAGAAAGAAAAAGAAAAAGACAATAAAGACAAAGAAACTAAAAGCCTATTTGACAAGATTTTTAGTTCTAGCACAAAGAAAGCAGAAAGCAACAACGCTACCCTAGAAGCTAATGTTAAAGCTAAGCTAAAAACTTTGGTTTATGATGACGATGTAGTTACTGAGTTACTTCCTGCCTTTATGAAACTTCATGCGACAGAGGGTTTTAATACTGTTTATGAACTCCTTGAAGCTAAAGAGAAACAAATTGAAGCCATTAGTGGCGGTGATTGGTTCAAGCAAGAGAGTGACCCCACTAAAAAGGAGAATGGCAATGATGAAGATTTAGAGGATGATGGAATAGACGCTGTAGACGAACTACTTAAACAAAAATACAATGAGGCAAAATAACATGGCTATGATTCAAACTATTGGTACTAAAGAAGATTTCTTAGTTCAAATGAACGGTGACTATAACACTGCTTTTGATGAACTTTCTATTACTGTTGCAGGTACTTCAGGTGACGTGATTACTGTGAGTGCTGGTGTATTCGGTATTCTTGCTGACACTAAAGAAGCAGGTGCAGAAATTGTACGTGTATTAGTACGAGGTAACCCCACTACTGTTAATGCTCAAGCTATTAACTTTGGTTCTTTAGCTGCCCCAGCTACGACTACAGCTCTAGCAAAACAAGGCATCATCTTAGTAAACAAAACTAAATAAACTAAACAATTAAGGAAAATATATAAATGGCTATTCTAAACAACAGTGAAGTAGTAGACCGTACCAGTGCAATCGAGCGTATTCCTTTTGAGAATGGTTTGATTGGTTCATTGGGCTTGTACCGCACAGAAGTAATTCGTACTGACACACTAACCTTTGATGTACGTGAAAATAGTTTTGCTATTCTTGATGACCATCTACGTAACGTAGCACAAAAGAACTCAACCTCAGATGTTCCTTTCAAGATGCACACCCTACCAGTACCACATTACCCTGTTGTTAAAACTCTAGGTCGTGAGAAGCTAGCTGGTGTACGTGGCTTTGACAAAGAAAGTGAAGTAATTATTGGTAATGCTATTGCTAGTGAGTTAGAAGTACAAGCAACACGACATGATGTGCATGAAGAATACTTAAAAGCTCAAATGACTGTTAATGGTATTGTAGTTACAAACAACTATGGTACTTTCAACATGGCTACTGAGTTCGGTGTAGCTCGTCCTAGTCAAGTAGTTAACCCTACTTCTGTACTAGTTGATTTACAAGCTGCTATGAGTACCTCTAAAGCCAACTTGAAAACTGGTGGTCGTGTTGCAGGTTACGTATTACTAGCTAGTCCGGCAGTGTGGAATGCACTAATTCAATCACCTGATGTTGCCCAAGCTTACCAATTTTCACAGTCAGGTATGAACCCATTACGTAATGAGCTAGGTACTGTAGCTAATGGTTACAGCATGTTCCGCTTCGGTAACATTGACATTGTGCTGTATGATGATGCCTTCCAAGACAAAGATGGTAACACTCTTACTGTCCTTGAAGATGGTAAAGGTGTACTAGTTCCACGTACTCAGTTGGGTGCTGTAGTTTACGCCCCTGCTTCTACTCTTAGTGGTTTAGGTAAAGTAGGTTCTAAGCGTTTCGCTCAAACTTACCGTGACCCTAAAGACCGTTTCGTTGAGGTAGAAAGTGAACAGTCTACTTTAGTAATTAATGAACAGTTCAGTGCTAGTGTTGAAATTACTCTAGTCTAATATTAGCCAATTACGGCAGGGGGATTGCTTAATTGCAGTCCCCCTTTTTTATATGTCAAACCTATAGAGGATTCAACATGGCAATAGTAGCTAAGAGAGTGACTAAAAAGAGGGTTGCAGCACCTAAAAAGAAAGAGGCCTTTGTAGCTGAGAAGAATAAAGGTGGTAGACCTGTAGTACAAAAAGACTTCACCTTCAATATTGACCAAGACCTTCTAAAGAGTGGTATAACAATACATGCACCACTTAGTATTAAACAAGAGACTTACCTAAACGACACAGAGAATGATGTAATTGTATGGGGTGGTGCAGCGTCAGCAGGTAAGACACAGCTGTCACTACTGCAACTAATGCTTAATGGTATGTATGACAAGGACTACGTTGGTGGTATTGCTAGACAGTCTATTAAACAGATGAAAATGGCGGGTTCATTATGGTCTACAGGAGTAAAACTATTCTCCCCCTATGGCATTACAAGTAATAAGATTGAGAACACATGGGCTTTCCCTAGTGGTGCTGAAGTAAAGTGTCATTACTTAGATGGTAACACTGATGATTGGCATGGTTCACAGATGACACAAGCACTAGTAGATGAAGCACAGCAATGTAAAGAAGATGATGTGTGGTTCTTAACCTCCCGACTACGTTCTATGAGTAAACAGAAGCACCAATTAAGACTAACCTGTAACCCCCTTAGTACGTCATTCCTCGCGTCTTGGCTAACTAAAGCAGGGTATATAGGTGAAGACGGTTTCCCACTACCTGAGAGGGATGGTAAGACCACCTACCTACTACAAGTAGAGGGTGACTTAACATGGTATGAGACTTATGCAGACATGGTAGAAGCTGTGGGTGCTGAACAAGCTAAGTTCTCTATGAAGTTTGTATTCTATTCAGCTAACGTCTATGACAACCCCTATGTTAGAAAGCACTTACCTCAATACGTGCATAAACTAGAGAACCAAAGCACTGTCAACAGAGCTAGGTACTTGTTAGGTAACTGGACTGTAAGGGAAGAGAGTGATGGTTATATAGACCGTGATTGGTTCAAAGAGATTGCACTAAGAAATGTTCCTCACAACCTGCCTGATGTTAGAGCCTATGACTTAGCATCAACTAAACCCCATGCTGCTAACAAGAACCCTGATTGGACAAGAGGTGTTAAAGCTAAGTATGACAAAGAGACAGGTATATTTTATATAGTTGACATGGTAGGTATAAGAGACACCCCTGCTATGGTGCAAGCACTAATAGAGAACACAGCCAGTAGTGATGGCAGAGAGTGTTACATCTCTATTCCTGTAGATGCTGGTGGTTCTGGTGTTATTGTAGCAGACCAAAAGAAAGGTAGGTTGTCTACTATGGGCTACAAAGTAATCCTAGACAAGACACGCAAAGGTAAGTTAGCGCGAGCTGAACCATTTCTTATAGCATTACAAGAGGGGAAGGTCTACTTAGTACAAAGTGTATTTAGTACAGCGAACCTTACAGAATTAGAAAGTTTTGATGGTGGCAGGAACTCAGGACAACATGACGACATTATAGATGCTATTGCTTCTTGCTTTAATGCACTGAATGGCAATAGTTTAATACCAACAATTAGAATGGCTAACCTTAGTGCAGACAAATTAAGATTAGGTGGGAGTACCTTACTATGAGTAGGAAAGGATTATTTAGAACGCATGTAGCTTTCGTAGCTATAGGTGCAGTGTTTGTAGATGGTGAGAGTGTACCTACTATGTCTAATGTAGTTTGGACTAAGGGAAACCTACAACCATTTAAGCAAGGTATTACTATAGTTACTACAGAGGTAGGGGACAGGTTTAAAGACTGGCGTACACTTTATGTCAAGAAGATGCCTGAAATAGTAGGTTCAAATGATGAATATGCCCCACCAGTAATTACTTACTTTGTCTACAACAACTCGTGGTATAAGATTAGCTCAGAACAAGATTGGACTATTCAAGGCAGAGGGGTAAAACACTATAAGATTATAGCTCAGAAATCAGTTAAACCTGATGGTGTGGAATTACCACAAGCCATAGGTGAAATAGCTCAAGACTTTGAGATTGCTATAGCTGAACTTAACCAAACAACTAAACTACTAGGAAACAAATAATATGAGTATTCAAAATATAGACCAGTTAACAGGTAGGATTGGTGTAGCTACAGACAAATTAGAAGTAGCTGTAGTAGCTGTCCGAGAGTCAGCTGGGGTAGTGGTGGGTGGTACAGGTGAGTCAGCACAATCAGCTATTGAAGCTGCTAACTCAGCAGTAGTAGCAAATCAAGCAGCACAAGCGGCTAACGTAAGTCGTGAAGCAGCAAGAGTAGAAGCCAACAGAGCAGCTACCCAAGCCTCTTTAGCTAATTCAAGTGCTACATCTAGTGCTGTTAGTGAGAGTAATGCACTAGCAGCACAACAGGCTATTACAAACCAAGTAGATGTAGCAGGT